TTGTGATTATTACTATACGCCTGCTGATGATTCCAGCTTTACTGCTGGCTGGTATGGTGCCCTTTTGTCTGCGATTGCGGCTGGTGGTGCGACTGCGGGTTTCGGTTGTCTGGATGCGGGTCTTCGTTCCTCGCATGCGTCTGCGCACCTTGGGTTCCGCTTGTGCCGTTTTTGACGGACTGCAAAACTCGGTGAACGGAGCAACGAAAATGGCGTTGGATTGAAAAAATAAAAACATAACAGGGTTGTGGCGGCTGGTGCCCTTTTGTCTGCGAATGCGAATAATGGTGCGAATGCGGGTTTCGGTTGTCTGGATGCGGGTCTTCGTTCCTCGCATGCGTCTGCGCACCTTGGGTTCCGCTTTTACCGTGGTTTCAACTTATAACTGTTGCTGCCACGCCCTTACCTCACAGGGACTATCGGCACGTCTGATAGTTGGTAAAATAATATGGATTAGGACGGTGCAAGTAAGTAATTGAAAGCTCTGTTTTAGAACAACGGCACAAATGGGTGTAGTAAAGACTGAATACGGGTTATGTTATACGGCTGATACCTGCTTTTATCAATACTCGGATTTTGAGGATTGCGGTTTATATGTCGGTGATACAGGAAAGATATTCATTTCCCAAGCTAAGAAGATTAAGAATGTATCACCTGATATATGAATGCTCCAACCTCATACGGGCGCAATATAAGGCACAGCAAGGCAAAGGAGAGCGTACCGAAATAACCAAGTTCAACGAGAATATTTTGGAGAATTTGGATGGCTTGTACTGGGACTTGCGCAATGAAACTTATACCCCCGGAGAGTATCGGATTAAGGTTATATATGAGCCGAAAGAAAGGGTGATTATGATTGCCCCGTTCTTCCCGGACAGGATAGTACACCATTGCATTATTAATGTGTTGGGGCGTTACTGGACTAACTTCTTCATTGCGAACACATACGCTTGTATCAAAGGGCGTGGTATTCATAAATGTATGGAGGATGTGCATACGGCTTTAATCATAGACAGAATGGGTACACGATTCTGTTTGAAGATTGACATCAAGAAGTTCTATGATAACATAGACCACGTAGCATTGAAAAAGATAATCCGCTACACCATAGCGGACGAACAACTGCTAAGGCTGTTGGATAAGATAATAGATAGTAACGGTAAAGACAAAGGGCTGCCAATAGGCAATTTCACAAGCCAATATTTTGCTAATCTCTATTTGGCATACTTCGACCATTGGGTTAAAGAGGAACTGGCTAAGATAGTGATGAAGCGTTTTGGAGTGAAAATCTACTACTATCGCTATATGGATGATATGGTGATACTATGCGCTGACAAAGAGGCACTGCATTTCGTACTCGACATGATGGGGCTTTACTTGGGTGGCGAATTGAAAGTAGAGATTAAAAGCAACTGGCAGATATTCCCGGTTGATGCTCGTAGCATTGATTATGTGGGATTCAAACAAAACCATTACGGCATATTGCTAAGAAGCGGTATTCTGAAAAGGTTTTATAAGAAATTCCACCGCACCATCAATAAATACGAAATCAAAGATGAAACGGATATTAAACACCTCTTCCCGTCTGAATATGGCTGGATAATCAGATGCTCGGAGGAACACAGTAAATTCATTTTTAATAATTGTTTGAACGATGGAAGCAAATGTTTTGACTACAGGGTTGCTGGCTAAGACTAAGCCGGAAGTGATAGACTCTCTTAATAACGGGCAGGGAACGTTCCTTTATAACCATAATATCAAAGAGGTTAAGGTTATTGCCGACAAAGAGGGTAGCATTGAGATTACGACTGATGTGGAACGTGCCACTGGCACGATGTTCCAATATGACAGCGTGAGGGTGGAATATCCTAAGACGGCTGATAATATTTTCAGTACGTTGCTTACTGCAAAATACCCGGCTAAGACAGAAAGTAAGCTGGTAAACGAATATCAGTCTGCCATGCTGGGCTTGCTTGCCGAAAGTGCGAAAGCCCCCTATGAGGACTTTTTGAAAGACCGTTTGGCTATTCGTGAAATGGTAGATGCCGATTGTGAAACCTATAACATACCGATGGACTTATGAACGAAGTAGTGGACTTTGAGGAAACTGAATCCTTGAATGAAGATATTTTCGATTGTGAATATACCTCAGTAGATGCCGTGATTAATGAGGTCACGGTGTTTACGGGGTGTAAGGAAAGACAGACAGAGAACGGAACGAGAACACTTATCGCCTATGGCGAAGGTATCGGTGCATCCGCTTTCTATACTGACAGCAAGAAGTTGAAAGATGTTGTTTTAGACCCGAAGCGCAAATATCCGTTTCGTGCCGTTATCAAAGTGGTACGCTATGGAACGATGTATGGGTTTAAGTTCTTTCCACCGAATACTCCAATCACGCAGGAGGATAGAGATAACTTTTAGTATTACAAGCGAAACAAGTATAAGAAAAACCGATGATGGAAGAAAGTTTAAAAGTGGCACAAGGCATAAGCGATTTTGGCTTTATGGTGATAGTGTGCGCTGTGTTCCTCTGTTTGGCGGCTGCACTTATGATAGCTTGTTTCAAGTGGTTCAAGTCTATCATTAACGGCATGATTAAAGGCGATCAGTCTATGGTAGCCGAACTTCTGACGGAAACCAAGAATCAGAATGATATGCTTACGGATATTGCGGAGGGGTTGCGCCCGGAAACGCAGCTAAGGATAAAGAATACTTCGGGTATATACTTTGACCTTGCTATAGAAAGGGTGTGCCGGATTATTCGGAAAGTGAGAGAGGAAAACCACATAGCCGACCATGAAGCTACAAAGGCTAAGATACACACATTGATAATGAACTTGCACGAAGATAGGAATAGCAGGTTTGACCACTATACCTATCGGGGCAAACGCTTATCCAGCTACACGTCCCCCGAATGGATTGAGTGGGTGGAGCAATGCGTATTGAGTGAGGTATATGCTGAAAGCGTGAATAACGGCAGGACTTATACCAATGTACAGACGGTTTATGACCGTATAAAAATAGATTTTTACCATAAATTGAATCAAGAATGAAGATACTTATAGACAATGGGCATGGAGAAAATACACCGGGTAAACGCAGCCCGGATGGAACTTTCAGAGAATATGCCTATACGAGAGAAATTGCGGATGAAGTCGTGCGTGAACTGGCTAAACGTGGCTATGTAGCGGAACGCATTGTTAAGGAGAGCTTGGACGTGCCTTTGGCTGAACGTGCAAGGCGTGTGAACGAGGTTTGCGCCAGATATGGGGCTAATAACGTGTTGCTTGTTTCCATCCACTGCAATGCTGCCGGGAGTGGCGAATGGATGAATGCCCGTGGGTGGTCTGCCTATACTACTAAGGGCAAAACGAAAGCTGACGAACTGGCAAACCGAATGTATGATGCTGCCGCTTGCTTTATTACCGGGCAAAAGATTAGGCGTGACTATTCGGATGGCGACCCGGATTGGGAGGAAAATTTCTACATCCTTTCCAAGACGAAATGTCCGGCAGTGCTGACGGAAAATTTCTTCATGGATAACAAGGAGGATATTGCTTACCTTACATCTATGGAGGGGAAACAAAACATTGTGAACACCCACGTAGAGGGTATAATCCAATACATCAAAGAATATGAGAAATAAAGCGTTTTTGATATTAATCGCCCTCTGTGGGCTTTTGATGGCGGCTACCTTTGGGCTATGGGCTTATTGTTCCAAGTTGAAATCAGAAAAGGAAAGGTTGGATGGCAACCAAACCGCCTTGTTGGAGAAAGTCGAATTTTACCAAACAGAATCCGGGAAATCCGCTGCCTCTGTACAGGCATTGACTTTATCCAAGTCTGAGGTGGAAAAGCATTGTGCTGACTTGACGAATACCGTTAAGGAACTTGACCTGAAAGTAAAGAGGTTGCAAGCGGCTTCCACGACTGCGACAAAAACGGAGGTGGAGGTACAAACCATAGTTAAGGATAGTATTATATACCGTGATACATCCTATCTTAAAGTCCAAGCGATACGATGGAAAGACCCGTGGATAAATGTTGATGGCTTAATCATGCTCGATAAGAAACTGGATTTACGCATACAATCTGTAGATACCCTATTTCAAGTAGTGCATAGAGTGCCTAAGCAATGGTTGTTTTTCCGATGGGGAACAAAGGCTATTAGGCAAGAAATTGTAAGTAGCAATCCCCATACCAAAATAGTGTATTCGGAATATATAGAATTAAAGAAACGGAAAAAGAAATGATTAGGTGTTAGTAATACCTTATTCCCCTTTTTCTCACATTGATTTCCCGAAACTTCCGGCAACGAGAAAGCGAGCTTTGACGGTTGAGCAAATACAAGCTATTGCAAATTTGGAATATACTAAGATACTCCAGCCCGGTACTAATAGATTCAATTTTGCAAAAGATGTGTTCTTGCTGAGCTTTGGTTTAATTGGCATGAATGCTATAGACTTATATAATTGTACAGATTATAGGAACGGACGTATTACATACCAAAGAATAAAAACCAAAGAAAGGCGCATTGATAAAGCTGAAATCTCAATCAAAGTAGAACCGGAATACCAAGCTCTTGTAGATAAATATCGGGATCCTACAGGAAAAAGGGTATTCAGGTTTTATACGATGTATGCAGATGTAAATACTTTCAGTACGGCTCTAAACAAGGGGTTAAAGAAAGTAGGAAAGTTAGTTGGTGTAGATGATTTGGAGTTTTACGCAGCTCGGCACTCATGGGCTACTATAGCTTTAAATGATGCAGGAGTAGATAAATACACCGTACATACTTCTCTTAATCATGTTGATGATAGTATGAGGGTAACGGACATCTACATAAAAAAATCATGGGATCCTATAGATCAAGCGAACAGGAAAGTAATTAACCTGGTGAATATAAATATCAGCGAAACTAAGGAGCCTATAAATGAAAAAGTACAAAGAAAACTATTTTGCTTAAGCAATTTGCTTAGGCAAAATGAAGATGATACAACAGCACACCAATAAAATGTAATTTGTTGGTGTATAATGCTTTGCGTTTTGGTTAAGCAATTTGCCTAAGCAATTTGCTTAGGCAAAATGAAGATGATACAACAGCACACCAATAAAATGTAATTTGTTGGTGTATAATGCTTTGCGTTTTGGTTAAGCAATTTGCCTAAGCAATTTGCCTAAGCAATTTGGTTAAGCAATTTGCCTAAGCAATTTGCCTAAGCAAAATTTGTTGTATCCGTATGTTTGCATATCAAATTACTAATATATAACTGATTATCAGTTTGTTATAACACAAACAGCTTTTATGATGATTTGCACAAAAAACACTTTTGCTTAAGCAAATTGCCTAAGCAAAACTTAAACGGGGGTATATATATATATATATAATATAATAATAAGAAGATTATATATTAATAATAGAGTATATATAGGGGATTGTTAAGGGGAAAAGAAAAAGCGACACTGTTTAAAGTATCGCTTTATTTTTCTAACATCTTACCTTTTCCAGTAAGAAGCCATTTTGCGCTAACACCATATTCAGTAATCAAAGGAACCAGCCAAAATGGTTGTAGTAAGTTTCGTGTAGGATCTTTACGAAGTAACTCCATATTTCGCCTATCTACACCGTTGGGATCACAATAGCTTCTCACGCTTTTTATCTTACCCATTGCCACAAGAGCATCAAAGGCTTCAAAGAAACGGTTTGCAATAGGTCTGTTAGCTTCTGCATTATTCATTATCTTAGAATTTGGTACTTCAAAAAATCAACTTCATTTTTCAAATTCACCAGGTAATCTGTAGGCTCATTATTAACCTTTGCTTTATCAATCGCTTTAAGAAGGCAATCTTGAACACTGAAAATGCTATCTACGTTTACGGGTAAACCTACTGTATAAGCCAAGAATTGCTCTCTGTACAATTCTATTACAAGTTTGCTATAATCTTCCATACTCTAATATTTAATCTGTTTAAAGCCAAATACTATACGGCATCTGCACATTTTGCAACATCTTCCTGCTGGGCATTCATTTTTTTGCTTACCTCTAACAATGCTTCGAGGCGACCTATTTCTCTATTTAACCGTTCTATCTCTTTTTCTTTCTCGGTAATCATAGAATAGGGTGCTATCAGCTTCTCGTTCATTAGCTGTATTAGCTGCCTGGAAAAAGCGTCTGCACCAGCAAACAGAATATCTGTAGATACTTCCATTTTTTCAGTCTGTGAATGTTGTTTTGGCGCAATGGTTTTAGGCTTATTTTCTATCGGCTTTATCTCTTCTATATCATTGGTAATATAACTGCAAATATTACCAAATTTCCTTTCTAATATTTCAATTTTGACGGGTGGTAAATCCCTTCTGCCATTCTCTACGTTGGCAATAAAGCTCTGCCCACATGAAAGAAGTTGAGCTAATTCTTTCTGTGTGATTCCTTTTTCTTTCCTAAGTCTTTTTAAATCAATAATTTATTGACTTTTTAAAATATAACATGATAATATTCCTTGAAATAGTACTAAAATATTACGAGATTTATTTGGTGATATTATCAATGTTGCATATATTTGCAACGTAATAAAAGTAGTAACACCACAAATATAGGCAAAATAACCTATAGGAGTGATAATATTTCAAATGAAAATGAGCGAATTAACAGAAAAAGACTATCCTACTTTTACGCAAATGTATAAGAATTTGCCCGAAAGAAGTAGTATCAAAGCTCCTAAAACTGAATTTGTAGAAAAGGTGGCTAAGATTACTAAGAAGTCCGTAAAAACCGTGCGGTGTTGGATCGCTGGAACACAAAAGCCGGATGCGTTGGCGCAATCTGTTTTAGAGAAAGAGTTTAAAGTTCCTGCCAAGTATTTATTCCCTGAAGCATCGTAATATGAAACCTATCGAATTTTACACCACACCAGAAGGCGAAGTTACTATGCGTCCTTTAGGTGAAGCGGAAAGGCAACTTAGAGAAAGTGATACTGAGTTTATCCAGGCTTTCTTGGAAATACTGAGAGAATTTTATACTGAGGCTTATACGGCTTTAATGGAAATTTACTCAAAGAGTTCTGAAAATAAGCGTTACCGTGATTTTTTGGCTGTACGGAGATTTATAAAGTGCAACTTTGGTCTATACGATAATGTGATAGATATTGATGAGAACTGGAATTTCCGTTTTGAATTTGTCGGGTGTCCTCTACGTGGCGAGTGTAAAAGCGATAAGATCATTTGCGCCCCCAAATTTAATTCAAAGCTATCGGATAGACAGCTTGAAGTGATGAGGCTGCTTTATGAAGGCAAATCAGATTCAGAAATAGCAGACAAATTATTTATCTCTTTGAATGCCGTTAATAATCACCGAAAAAACAGTTTTAGAAAAGTCGGTGTACACTCGTTCCCTGAGTTTATGCGGTATGCTATGCAAAACAACTTATTCAAATAACAATAATGCAACATTGATATGAGTTCGGACACGTTTTTAAATTTGGTTGGTTGCTCCATATTCGGTGCTTTAGGGGTTACTTGCCTGGTATGCGCTATTGCGTTCTCAGCTTCGCACCAACTTCTATTTACGGCTATGTGCTTCCTGATGTTCTATGTACTTTATACAGATAACCAGTACAATACAGAAAGCGTACAGCACTATTTCAGAAAAATGTTGAGGGCTAAAAGATTACGGAAAAGGAAATGTAGATAATGGGTATTGTACTGGAGCTATACGAGCTTAAAAATCTCTGTAAAGATATGGCTGAGCTTGGAGCTGCCAATTACGCAAAAATGGTATTTCCGGCAAAAGATCTCATTTCCCAAAGGGAGGCTTATAAATCATTCGGTGAGGCTCGTGTAAAACGGTGGGTACGCCAGCAACTTGTACACCCTACAAGGAATGGGGCAGAGAAACGCTCCAAAATACTATACTCCAGAGCTGAATTATTAACTATCGAAAAGACAGAGAAAATAGACACTTATATAAACAAATTATGAAAGAAGTATTCTTAAAGAAATTGATCCTAAAGAATTTCAAGAAAATTCAGGATCTAACAGTAGAGTTTACAGATAAAAATACCTTTATCTGTGGTGGAAATGGCACAGGAAAGACAACGCTTCAAGATGCGTTCTTGTGGCTATTATTTGGGAAGGACAGCACGAATAGGGCTGATACCAACTTTAACATTAAAACGTTGGGAGAAGATGGAAAACCAATCTTACACCTTGTACATAGCGTAACTGGTGTATTATCTATCAATGGCAGAGATGTTGAACTGCAACGTAACTATGTTGAAAAATGGGGAAGTGGTGTAAACGCTGGTGTCCTTCAAAACCATGCTACAGAGTTTTATTTGAATGGTGTAAAACTCAAAACGAAAAAGGAGTATGATGCGGAAGTAGCAGCGATCTTGCCGGAAGATGTTTTTAGAATGATTACTAACCCGTTATATTTCCCGACCATGAAGGCGCAAGATCAAAAAGCTATGCTGCTTGAAATGGCTGGTAACGTTACAAATGAGGAAGTAGCCAATATCAATCCAAAGTTTCAAGAGCTGATTAGTCTTATTTCCGGCAGAACCTTAGAGCAATTAGCCAAAGAAATAGCCTCTAAGAAATCAGCTATCAAAGATGAGTTAAAGGGTATTCCTGGTAGAATTGATTCGGTACGTGATGCAATGCCTGAAAGTGAGGACTGGGCGGTTTTGGAGAAGGAAATAGCCGACAAAAAAGAGAAAATTAAAGATATTGATAGCAAGTTAGCCGATAAAAGCAAGCAGATAGAAGCAGAGTTCAAAGCCAAATCTGAGTTGCAAAAGCAAATCGGGAACAAAAAACTTGCCAAGTCGCAAAGAGAAAATGAGATAAGACAAAATGCCAATAAATCCTACCATGACGTACTGGATAATATTTCAAAGCTGGAATATCAAGTTAAAAGCAAGGATGCTGAAATATCCCGTAAACAAGAGGATCATTCTCGTATCAAAGCTACTATCGAAGCTCTAAACAATGATTTGGAAGTATTGAGAGGTAAGTTCTATGCCATAGATGCGGAAACGTTACAGTACCCGGAAGGAGCTTTTATTTGCCCGACTTGTAAAAGAGAGTTGGAGGTAGAAGATATTCAAGCCAAGCAACAAGAATTACAGGACAACTTTAATCTCAACAAGGCAAACCGACTGAAAGCAGTGCAAAATGAAGGCAAGGAAAAAGCTGCAAAAGTTGAAGAGCTTAAAAAGCAGTGTTCAATTATTCAAGCTGCTATAACTCAGTTGAGTAACGAGAAAGAAATATTGGTGCATAATATCAATGAATGTAAAGGGAATATGCCGGAAGAACAAGATACACAAAAGATCATTCTTTCCGATCCTACCTGGCTTTCTCTCAGTAATGAAATCGTAGATCTTGAAAACCAGTTAAAGGCAGAAGCCAAACCTATAGACACAACAGAGTTGAAAGAAGCTAAGGCTATTCTTTCTGAGGCTATAGATGAGCTGAATAAGAAGCTGGGCAAACGTGATACTATAGAACGTTCCAATAAAGTTATTGAGGATCTGGAGGATAGAAGAGATAAAAACAATGAAGCTCTGGCAGAACAAGAACGTTTAGAGTTTTTGGTACAAGACTTCCAGAAGGAAAAAGACAACAAGCTGATGGAACGTATTAACGGAATGTTCTCTTTGGTTAAGTTCTCATTTATCAGCGAAAAGTTGAATGGGAATGAGGCTATAACCTGCTTTTGCTCTGTAGATGGTGTGCCGTTTGCCGATGTAAACAATGCTTCAAAAATCAATGCCGGGCTGGATATAATAAACGCTATATGTCGATCTGTAGGTATCACAGCACCCATTTTCATTGATAATCGGGAAAGTGTGAACGATCTTATACCTACCATGTCGCAAGTAATAAACCTCGTGGTTAGCAAAGATAAATCTTTGATGATACGTGTTGCCGGAAATGGAACAATGGAAGAATACAAACAACTTTAAATAATAATTTTATGACACAAGAAAATTCAAGTGGTACACAAGTAGTTAGTACCCAATCAACGAAAATGCCAGCACAGGCAAAAAAAATAGATGTGCTGAAAACTATGCTTAACGCTCCTTCTGTAATGGAACAATTTAAAAATGCGCTGTCTAAGAATGCTTCCACATTTGTTGCTTCCATTATTGATCTATACAACTCGGATTCAAATTTACAATTATGCGAGCCGAAAGCGGTTGTAGCGGAATGTCTGAAAGCTGCTGTTTTGAAATTGCCAATTAATAAGGCTTTGGGGTACGCTTTCATTATCCCCTTCAATAACAGCAAAAAAGTAGATGATTTGGACGAAAAAGGTAAGCCCAAAATAGGCTCAGACGGTAAGCCTATCCAAAAGTATATCAAGGTTATGGAGCCAACGTTTCAACTGGGGTACAAGGGTTATATTCAGCTTGCGGAAAGATCCAACCAATACCGTACCATTAACGCAGATGTCGTTTTTGATGGTGAAGTTCGTAAAGTGAACAAACTTACTGGCGAGATCGCTTTTGACGGAGAAAAGAAGTCTGATAAGATCATAGGTTACTTCTGCTATTTTGAATTGCTTAACGGCTTCTCTAAGACGTTGTACATGACTGTTGAACAAATGGCTACCCACGCCAAACGCTACTCCAAAGGGTTAAAGAAGGAAACAACCGTAGAAAGCCTTATGAAACTTGCCGAACTGCCTTTCTCGGCAGACAGTAAAACCGTTGGATGGCTCGGTAATTTTCATGGGATGGCTATCAAAACCGTTATCAGAAATTTACTTAGTAAATACGGCTATCTCTCTATAGAAATGCAACAAGCATTTGAAAATGATGTTGAGGGTGCGGAAGAGCATACAGACGCTATGCCCACAATGGGAACACAACGTTTTGATGTATCAGATGTTAGCTTTGAGGAAGTTTCTACTACCAGTGCCAATACTGCAACGGCTTCCAATGAAAATAAGCCAGGTTTCTAATGGGAATGGAATTAAGAGTTTTGGGCAGCTCGTCCAGTGGTAATTGCTACATACTGGATAACGGCAATGAGGCTTTGATTATCGAGGCTGGAATACGTTTCATAGACGTAAAAAAGGCTTTGGATTTCAATATTCGCAAAGTTGTAGGCTGCTTAATAACTCATCAGCATAACGATCATGCTAAATATGCTAAGGCAATGGTAGATTGTGGCTTTCATGTATTGGCTCTTCCAGAAGTGATAGAAAGCGAGGAATTGAAAGGTTCCAGGGTAAAAGCCATTAAAATAGGATCGGGCTATCTGCTTGGTGGTTTTCGGGTGATCCCCTTCCCTGCTTTCCATGATGTACCTTGTGTTGGCTATTTCATTAAGCACCCGGATTGTGGTAGTATTATGTTTTTAACGGATAGTTGCCAGTCTGGATATACTTTTTCTGGATTGAATCATATACTGATTGAATGTAATTACTCTGATACAAAACTGATAGAAAGCATTAATGCCGGGCGTGTCCTTCCTACACAAAGAAACAGATTAATGGTTTCTCACATGGAGCTGGAAAGTTGCAAACAAGCTCTAAAAGAAAACGATTTGAGCAACGTTGCAAACATAGTTCTTTTACACCTCTCATCTAATAACAGCGATGAGCATTTATTTGTATCTGAGGTGCAAAAAATTACTGGAAAGGCGGTTTATGCTGCTAAACCAGGTTTGAGTATAACCTTAAACAATTTTTAGGTATGATACAAGGATTTTCAGAGCAAACAAAACCTCTAACCGATTATGAGGACAAAGTTATTCTGCCTCTCATAGTACAAGGGCTTCACGGTAAGGTAGGTAAATATAAAGCGATTACAAATAAAGCGATGTGTTCGGCTTTAAAGTCTTATGGGTGTAAAATTGATAGTCCACGAATAAGAAAGATTATCAACCATATTAGACTTTCGGGTATGGTGATTGGGCTGATCGCCACAAGTGAAGGCTACTATATCGCAGAAACACGTAAGGAGCTGGAAGATTACCTGAGAAGCCTTGAAGGTAGAGAAGGAGCTATACACGCAGTTAGAAAGAGTTTAGAAAAACAGCTACAGCTATATGACAAATAAAGTTTTGATAGAAAAGAAGGGTGGGCTATTAAACCTTAGACCGTTATACGACTTGTTTTCTCATTCGGTAGATGGGATTTACCAGGTAATAGTGAAAAAGGTTAGGAAGCCACGTTCCAACGATCAAAACGGCTGGCTATGGGGGTGTATCTATCCAATGCTGTTAGATGGGTTGCTTAATGCCGGATGGGAGTTTACAAGCGTGGAACAAGTACACGAGTTTTTTAAGGCTCAAATGACTAAAGACAAAGTAGTAAACAAACATACGGGTGAGATTATAGAGTTTCCCGGATCAACTGCAACAATGGACACGTTAACATTCTCAACATATTGCGAGAAGCTCAGAGAGTATGCTTTGGAATACTTGAATATAGAAATACCTGATCCCGATCCAAACTGGAGGAAAGCCGATGAAGAAAATACCCAATCACTTGGTAAATGAGCTTATCCGGCTTATTCCAGTGCTAATAGAAAATATCCCACACGAAGGTAGAAGTACCAGAGTGGATAATGCGATACGATTAACTAACAAAATTGTCAAACGATTAAAATCTTTAAAAGATGAAAGTAATTGAAATTACTGAGATTGAAGTAAAGGCAGCTTTAGACGTTGCTAAAAGTGAAGAAGTGAAAAACGTGTTGGTAGCCTTGTTCTGCAAAGGTGAAAAGAAACCAACCCCTACCCTTGATGATTACACGACAATCCGAAGTTATGAGGATGCGTGTGCTGCTTTAAAGTGTTCCCCTATTGATGAGAAGGCTTTGCGTTCTGCTGGAGTAAGAAAAGGGATTATTGCCTTAATCAAACTTGAAACAATCAGCCGGGCTTTGTGGGGTAAGAATTACCAGCCTAAACCGGATGCAAGCGGTAGCAGCCGTTTCTATTTCCCCTGGTTTGCTTTGTGGACTGAGAGAGAAATCAAAGAAACAGAAGGGCTTGTGTATATTCCAATTATTGACGCTCTAAACAATCGTGCGGGCTTCGGTTGTGCGAATGCGCTTTACGCCCCCTCGAATACGTATGCGAATGTCGGCTCTCGGCTTTGGCAAGAATCAGGAGAGAAAGCAAAGTATTTCGGGCAGCAATTCATTGAATTGTGGTTTGATTATTTGATGTTTAATGTAAAGAAGGTGCAAGAATGACAACAATATTTTATATACTGATAGCCTTCTGCCTTTTCTTTGAAGTGCTGAATTTGGCAGCTTGCAAAAAAGTTTTCGCTGCTGTGGAAAAGTATAAGGACAAAAACGATCTCACTGAGATAAGCCCGGTTTTCGCTGTTTGGAGAATGTGCAACTGGATCTACCTTATATTGTGCTTCATAGGTTTAATAAGCTCTCAATGGATAGGTTTTCTTGCATTGATTGTTTTAAGCCTTATCCCTAAGAAGTGGTTTACATGGAGAATTATAGATAACATATTAGGAATCGCAATCTTACTGTTTGTTCTCTTGAATAAGTACCACTTTCAAATAGACTTCAATTCATTAATAATCAAACTTATTTTGCAATGAAAGATATAATGTTGGCTGATACTCCAGTGGAGCAAAGAGCGCAAATTTTACGTGATAGCTGCGATGAGGTCGTAGAGAAAAGTTATCTCTCAAAGTTCTCTCAGGAAGAAACTAATGAGCTTCGGGCTAACCTTGTAGAAGTTCAGATACAGATGCAAGAACTGACAGAGAATTTTGATGTAGTTAAAGCTGACTTCAAAGGGAAAATGAAGCCACTGCAAGAACGGATCGGAAAAATGCTTGATGATTTGAGAAAAGGCGGTGAGTACATTAAAGGTGAGTGCTACAAGTTCATAGATCAAGACGAAGGAAGAGTAGGTTACTATACGCCAGACGGTTATTTGCTGGAGGAAAGACCTATGAAGCCGGAAGAAAGGCAGAAAACAATTCAAATGGCAGTGCGCTTGACTGGCACAGATAATTAATTTATTAACATCTTAATTTTTAAAACATTATGGAAGAAAAAAACAAAGGTTTGAACATTAACATCGAACATTACACTGGAGAGAAACCTATTGAAGTAGTTTATAGACTTGGTGACGCAGCGCAAGCACAACAACCGCTTGCAACCAAAGCCCCGGAAAAGATCAGTGTTTCCGGCACTATCTCCACTCCGTATGAATGGCTTTCCAAGCGAATAGATACTGTAGATCAGAAACGTGCAAATGTCGTTGTGAATCGTGAGAAAATGACAATTCAGCTCACAGTAAACGAAGATGATTATTACAATAAAAACACATTCACTGGTACGGTTGAAGTATCTGAAACGTTTGAGAAGTTCGGTATTAATGATGGTGAAAAGGGCTGGATCCCTGCCAAATTAGGACAATTCTTGCGTCTGAATCGTGGTTTGTTTGAAGATAAAGAAAAGTGCATGGTGCTTGTTTCCAATCTCAAAAACTTCAATGCAAAAGCAAAGGCAGAGATTGAGAAACAAAGAGATCCTTCTGGCTCCGTTGCTGATGTTTACCGTTGCCAGGTAGAAAGTAATTTACCGAAGAGCTTTACCGTAAACATGGCTATCTTCAAGGGAACTGCAAAACAGCCCATCGAAATTGAGTTCGATCATTATCTGACAAATGGAGAAGTGTTTTTACAACTTGTTTCTCCAGGAGCAAATGAAGTGATGGAAAGTTACAGAGATAAGTGTATTGATGAGGTGCTGGATAAGATCAAGGATATTGCCCCCGATATTGCAATTCTGGAAGTGTAACCGTTCAAACATGATTATAGGAAAGCTTGGAATTATCCCGGATTCCTTAAAAATTCTCTCTATGGCAAGAAAACAAGAAACTCCTATGCCTTTCTATGTTGGCGATTGGTTGAGGTGTCCTGAATTAAGGGTACTTCCACCAGACGTTAGGGGCTTGTGGATGGATATGTTATGCTATATGTGGGAAAGTGTAGAACGTGGTGTTATGGTTATGCCAAACGGACAGCCTTGTACGAAAGAGGATATAGCCCGTATCATAGGTACGGATTGCTCAGGATCTTCTAAATGGGTAGATTCTTTGATAGAAAACATGGTGTGTGAAGTTCGGGAAGATGGAGCTATTTATAGTAGGCGTATGGTAAAAGACAACCTGATAAGTGAGAAAAGAAGGCTGGCAGGTAAGAAAGGGGGTGAGATCACTAAGGCAAGGGTTTTCATTCCAAAAGCAGAAGCAGAAACGATCCTACAAGAGCAGCCCCAACAACCGCAACAGGAAGTTTTACTGTTTCCACAAGAAAGCCCACCACCTTTAACGCCAGAGCAGCAAAAAAAGGCTGAGAAGGCAAAAAAATACAAGTATGCTGAGTTCGTAACACTAACAAGGGATGAATACGCTAAGTTATGCGCTGAATATTCTGAGGAAGGAGCCAAACGGATGATTGAAATACTTGATAACTATAAAGGATCAAAAGGGAAAAAGTATAGTTCTGACTATAGAGCCATACTAAACTGGGTAGTAAATAGATATAACGAAGAAATACAAAAGTATGGATATAAACATAAAGAATCAGCTTCAAAAGATCCTGGATCGGCAACTGGAAACGACTACAGAAACACGATTTAGAATAGAAGGATATTCTAAGGAAACGGTTCAGGAAATGCTGCTTATGTGCTATCAGCATGAGGTGCGCAAAAGACGTATTCCGTTTCAGGAAGATAAGGAAACACTGGAGAAAATAGAAAAGGCTGCAAAATGGCTTACTGGCGATTATAAAGTAGGATTGCTGCTATATGGAATAGTGGGGTCCGGCAAATCTACTTTAGGCAAGGCGATTTGTAACCTTATCGGTATTCTACACAATAGCTCCATATCCAGTGAGCGAAAAGGTGTATTCCAGGTTTCAGCTTTGGATTTGGCAAAAAATGTGGCTAATGATCCTATGTACTTCAATAAGCTCAAAAATCAAGAACTGCTTTTTATTGATGATATAGGAACTGAACCAGCAAGTGTAAAAAGTTGGGGTAACGAGTTCTCGCCAGTGGTAGAACTGCTTTATGCCAGATATGATAGACAGTTATTCACTATTGCAACTTCCAATCTCAAAGATTCCGATTTTGGGGAACGTTACGGTATAAGAATAGCTGATCGGATGGAAGAAATGTTTGAACGTATTTATTACCAAAACAAGAGTTATAGAAAATGAATGAGATAAATTGGAACGAGTTAAAAGACAAAGCCCATTCTAACGCTGTAAAACATGGATTTTGGGAAGGAAAACCAAGCGATAAGCACTTTATTTGCCTGGTTATTTCGGAACTTATGGAAGCTGTGAACGCCCATAGAAGAAATAAGTTTGCAAGAGTACCAGCCAACAGAAAAGAAACAATATTCGATGATCGTACTTTCCACCATGAAAACAAGTATTTCAGAGAAAACTTTGAAGAGTATGTGAAAGATACAGTAGAAGATGAATTAGCGGATGCTGCTATTCGATTACTGGATCTTGCTGGAGCAAATAATTTGAATTTAAATAGATTCTGTTTGCAACACGTAGTTACTCCTAAGAAAAGTTTTACAGAAAATATATATGCTATCGTAAAAGATTTGGTGAACTATAAATATTCTCAGGAAGAACAGATTAACTATGCTCTTCACCAGATACGAAGACTATCCGAAATTCTCAAAATTAACTTACTGTGGCATATTGAGCAAAAGATGTATTACAACGAAGGTAGGGAAGATAAACACGGAAAGGAATATTAAAATTTACCAAGTAAACACTATGAATACGAGTTTTGAACGAAGTAAGCAGACAACGGATGAGTGGTACACTCCCAAATGGATAGTGGACGCTTTAGGGAGTTTTGATCTTGATCCATGCGCTCCTGAAAACCGTTTGTGGAACACCGCCAAAAGACATATAACGCCTTCTGAGGATGGTTTAAAAACTGAATGGGGGGGGTAAGAGTGTGGTTAAATCCTCCGTATTCACGTCCTCTTATTGAGCGATTTGTGGAAAAGATGGTAAGGAACAACAACGGTATAGCATTGCTTTTTAATCGCTGTGATAGCAAGATGTTTCAAGATCTCATTTTCCCAAATGCAAGCGCAATAATGTTTGTGAAGGGTAGAATAAAATTCTATCGACCAGATGGTACACAAGGAGATAGCCCAGGGTGCGGTAGCGTTCTTATAGCCTTTGGTGAGGAAAACGCAAAAATACTGGAATATTCTAATATACCTGGTAAATATATAAAACTCAACAATTAAGATGGAAAAGAAAAAAGTAATATTGACCTTATGCAAGTCTTTCCCCGTAACTCATAGCAAAGCTGGCGAGGCTACAGACTTTGAAAAGAAGTTGAAAGACAAAAGTAAGATCCATACAATCCGATACAACGCAAAAAATGTATGGAATGGACGGTATAAAGATATTGTTTCTGGTAAAAAATATCTTTCAATACGTGAATGGACTGGCAGACCGTATAATTCGGAGCAAAAGGAAATAGCCCAATTACCCAAAATCGGACTGCAACACGTAACCATGACATATAGCTCTGAGGATGCTTACCCTGAAATATGGATAGACAACAAGAAAGTTTCAATCCATGAAGTAGCGAAAAATGATGGTCTGAGCGTGGAGGACTTTGTAGAATGGTTTTTCGGGAACAACAAAGAGAATGTTTTTGAAGGTGTAGTTATTCATTTTACAGATTTTCGGTACTGATATGAGCGAACAAGAATTAAAAGAGCAACTTGGTGATGAACTTTGCGAGTTTTGCCCCTGGCGAAAAGGTGAAATAGATCATACGTTCGATTCTATTTGTGAAGGCTCTTATTGCGATGATGCTTTTGATAACTTTTTAGATGAAAACGAAGGTTATTTCGATGATGAAGAATAATCACTGTAGCGAATGTAAATACTATTGGTGTTATCCTCATACAACCCAAATGTATTGCTACAAGTTAGGTAAACGGATAACAGCCAGAAAGAAAAGCTGTAAACATTATCAACCCAATAGTTAATAAAAATGGAAACTAATGCAACAAAAAGAACTGATATTTTCCAGATAGATCCACGTAACATAGTGGTAATGGATGATTTCAATGCTCGTAGAGATTTCGATTTAGAGGAATTAAAGGAGCAAATCAAGGCTAAAGGAGTTCTTAACCCTATTACCGTACTTCCTTTCAAAGATGAGGACGGTATAGAACGGTACAAGCTGGTGGATGGTGAAAGACGCTATCGGGCTACTATGCTTGCGATTGAAGAGGGTACAAACATTCCTTACATTAAGGCTTTGAAGCTGCCTAAAGACACAAGTACGGAAGAGCTTCTAATCGAGCAGATGATGAGAAATGAGGGAAAGCGTTTTTCTGAATATGAGTGCGGTATCATGTTCAAACGCTTTAAAGAAGAGTTCGGATATACCCAAAATGAGATAGCTGAAAAGTTTAAAAAATCTCCGGCTTTTGTGAGTAAATGTTTATCCCTAATGGATCTCCCTATAGAGATTCAGGAACGTATTATAAACAAACAAATATCGGCTTCTGCTGCTAAGGACATTGTAGCCAATTACGATACGGAAGAGGAACAAGTAAACGCCACGAGAAAAGCCGTAGAATTAGCCGAAAAGCAAGGAAAAAGGACTGTTACCAATAAAGAGATTAACGCTGTACAGAAAGAGGCTAAGGAAGCCAAAGAGATAGCTCAGGCACTCCGTAAGGTGTGGGCTTATCTGGATGGCGGTGTTATGGTAGATGTGGATAAGCTGGCTATCCTTCTGGATAAAACAGAGAGTTTGAGTAATGCAATGAAACAATATAAAAAATTGAGTAAATGAAAGTAGTGTTTTTTGACCTGGAAACTACAGGAACGTTAGTAAACAAACATGGGATCCACCAAATTAGCGGTATGATCGTTATAGACGGTGAAGTAAAAGAAACCTTTGATTTCAAGGTACAGCCTAACCCTAAAGCGGAAATAGTGCAAGAGGCTTTAGATGTGGCTGGTGTAACCAAAGAGCAGATTCTATCTTATCCGGCAATGGGGTATGTGTACGGACAATTTACGGCTATTTTGAACAAATACGTGGATAAGTACAATAAGCAGGATAAGTTTTTCCTTGCTGGTTATAATAATGCTTCATTTGATAACCAGTTTCTCCGTGCATGGTTTTTACAGAATGGGGATAAATATTTCGGATCTTACTTCTGGAGCAATTCTATAGATGTAATGGTTTTGGCAACTCCTTATCTGGCTTCTCAACGCTCACAGATGGAAAATTTCAAGCAAGGAACTGTAGCAAAGGCACTCGGTATAGAAATAGACGAAAGCCGGCTACATGATGCCTTGTATGACATTCAAGTATGCAAATCTATTTACGATATTGTTTCACCATATAAAATGTAATGTTATGGAAAAGATTAATATTCAACTTCCTCAGTATTGGAAAAAGAAGAAACTTAACCCGGAGTTTATAAAAGAACTTGAATCAACTGCAAAAAGCGATCCGTTTACAAAAGATGAGTTCGGGGAATATCGGTTTGGTACATTTCTTCATGGTTGCGCTATTGTCAAAGTTGAAATGACTGATAACCTTCTGAGCGTTGCTATTCACAGCCAACATCCTATAGGTTTGCCAATGATTAAGGAGATTCGCTATAAATACGCTCCGAATAATTGTCTTATGACAATGCTAATGCCTTCAAGGGAACAGCAGATTAGCGATAATACCGTAGTGCTTTATCAGATTCCAGGATCTTTTAGCGATACGACAGATGTTGAATTTGAGGAAGGGAAAGAATGATCTATATAGGGATTGATACAGGTGTACATACCGGGATTGCTATCTGGGATAACCGAAAGCGTTCTTTGGAAATGGTAAAACAAATGCCTATTCATAGGGCTATGGCGGTTGTTCAGTCTTTTGCGGATATGCAAAAGACGGGTGTAGGCGATAAAATCATAGTAAGAGTGGAAGATCCACGACAACGCACCTGGTTTGGTACAGAGAGAATGACACGTGAAGAGGAACGGAAGAGGCTACAAGGTGTAGGATCCGTAAAACGTGATGCTACAATTTGGGAAGATTACCTTACCGAACTTGGTGTTGAGTTTGAAATGGTTGCTCCTAAACGGAATATAACAAAGATGAGCCAGGAATATTTCAAGCAGCTTACGGGATGGAAAAAGCAAACCAACGAGCATAGTAGGGATGCTGCCATGTTAGTATTTGGCTTTTAGATGTTTTTGCTCTTTGTTGGCGTATATATACGCCAAAATTTATATCTTTGCATTAATTGATAACATTGATATTATGACTATTACGACAACTATCTTTATAGTAGCAGGTGCTTTAGCGGTATTCATTACCGCTATGCACTTTGCAAATCTTTTCCTACCGTATGATCCGATTACACCAGGTAAATCTATTACCGTATATCTGGATGGTAAGTTTAATAGGGTGGCAACGATCACGAGTATAGAGAACGGTTGTATCTATGTGTATGATAAATTCCCGTTGCCATTGCATTATAGAGGAAAATTTTACGCTGTAGGCAGAATGACGGACGGGCATAAGGTTATGTTTTTAGGGAAGCGGAAACTTTATCTGTTGATGCGCTTTGTGGAGGCTTTCAGAAAGATTGCCCGTATTCCTGAATTTGAAAAGGAGGTTTAACATGGAAGAGATAGAGATTGTTTACCGTAAAATCTCGGATCTAACTCTGTTGGATGATAACCCACGAAAGATAAGCAAGAGAGATTTAGAGCGTTTGGTAGATTCCATCCGCATAAATGGTTTCTGGAAGCACCGCCCTATTGCCTTATCTGAGCGTGAAGGAAAGTTATATGTACTGGCAGGACACCAACGGATAAAGGCTGCAAAGAAGTTGAAAATATCGGAAGTGCCGACAATCTTGTACCACAACCTGACCGAAGAGCAGGAAGCGGATATAGTTCTAAGGGATAACATCAACAATGGTGAATGGGATTTTGAAAAGCTACAGCTTGGAGATTGGAGCAACAAGGCTGATTTCTCTTTTATCGGTTTAGATATTCCAGTAGAGGATAAACAGCCGGAAGATGAGGAAGCAGCCGATGAAGAACAAGAGGACAACGAGAAAGAGGAAGGCTCGGAAGATGATCCGATAGCGGATGAAAAAGAGGATTTTTACAGATCCATGCTTAACGATTGTTTGTATGAGAGCAATAATGAGTTTGACATTCCTAATTTGTTGCTGGAAGAACAAGCCGGAAAACTTCTTTTGCCTTTTGCCCCCTGGGGAGCTGATAGCCGATTAAGGAAAGATGTTGCTACTTACCACTTCTATGTAGATGATTATCGCTTTGAAGCTATTTGGAAAGATCCGATCAAGGTGCTAACCAGTGGTGTAAAAGCGTTGGTAGAGCCGAACCTTTCCGTTTACGATACAACCCCGATAGCTTACGGTTTACAACAGATTTACAAGAAACGTTGGATAAGCCGATACTTTCAAGAGTGCGGTATCAAGGTGTACGCAGATCTGAATGTTTCTGTGAAGTTCAAAGAGTATAATAAACTGGGCTTACCAAAAGGGTATAACGCTTTTTTCACTCGTGGCTATGCTGGTCGGTTGGAATATCTGAAAGGAGAGCTTGAAGTAGCCAAAGAAATATCCGGCTTGCAAACTCCTAACTTGCTTGTGTATGGCGGTGGTGATGAGATCAGAAAGTTTTGCATAGATAACAGCCTGGTTTACGTCCAGGACTTTATTAACGATAAAAGTTCAAAAAAAGATGGCAAAAACAAGCGGAAGTAATGGAGGTTTGCCGAATGGCGATTCAAACTACAAAGGTAAGGTAGGCAAACTGGAACCTTTGGCTTCAATTAAGAACCCGAAGGTGTACAAGACTGTAAAAGAAAGTATCTCACGTTTTCACTCTGTTTTGGGAGTAAGACAGAAAGATATTAAGATCGGACAACTGGAGGCTGGTACGGGTGGAGTGCATATTTCCCAAAATGGAGTATCTAAACAAGTCGTTTTGAATAAATCCGTTTTCAATGGGAAAAACACCACAACCCAAAGCGTTGCTAAATGGGCTGAAAAAGGCTACAAAAGCGGACACTTGACGAAAACCAACAAGCCAGTAGCACATATTGTTACTCACGAGCTGGCGCACGCAACTTGGAACGACCATTTAACAAGCCCCAATGCAAAGGCAGCAAGTAAAAGCATAAACAGCCTTTATAAGAAATGGGGTAATGATAAGTCGAAACAAGGTTATGGTAAATATGCCAAAACCAATGTAAACGAGTTCTGGGCAGAATTATGTACAAAAGCCGTTCATGGTAAGGCAGATAAGTACACAAAAGCAGCTAAAGATATAATCAAGAAGTATAAATTATAACGTATATTTGCGGAAAATGCAATAAAATATTGAGCTATGGATAAAATAGAATTAACCGATTTGCAAAAGCAGCTTATTCAAAAGCAGCTAAATGAAAAGTACGATCCGTTTATGGCTACGGAAGAAGAACAAGAAGCCTTCAATGACGTAATAGACAAAGCCGAAGCATTATCGGATGAGTTGGACGCTGTAGATGATTACATAGACAACTACAACGGTGATATGATAGCCTGGTTTTGGGCAAAGTACCAAGAGCAGGAACAAAAGGAACAATGATAAATTAACCAGGTAAAGAATTAATCAGGTGGGAGTTCCTATCTGATTTTTTCTTTCCTTAATTGGTGTATATGTACACCAAAAACAACGAATAAACAACGGAATGGCACTCTTTGAGAAAGGCAATAACATAGGGAATAGATTCACAAGCGAAAACCAGCCAAAGAAAAATGGTCGGAAGCCCTCAATGTATAAACAGCTCAAAGAGCTTACAGGTAAAAAAGTAGATTATGAGCTGAGCGAAGAGGACTATTATAAAACAATTCGGTTTCTTCTTGAACGCTCCAAAGGAGAGCTAAATAAAATCATGGCTGACGCAAACAGAGAAGATAGCACTACTCCTATTTGGGTGTGCAATATTATCAGTGCAATCTTCACAGATATTCGCTTTGGTCGGACTTCAACGGTTGAAATGATATTCGATAGAATTTTTGGCAAAGCAGCCCAACCGATAGAAGGGGATATAAACGCTAATGTGTCTGGTGGACTGGAGCCGGATCTATCCAAACTTTCAACCGAAGATCTTTTGGTTTATCATGGACTATTAGAAAAGATGAATGGCAAAAAATAAAAACATACAAATACCAATGGCTCTTGCAGTCAAAATAGAGCTGTTTAAACGTGGCTGTTTTGACTTCATTACTGTTAAGGATGGAAAGAAACACGAAAAGCAGGAAAAGGCTTTGCAGATCCTTACAGACAATGAGCACGCAGAGTTTTTGTATGGTGGTGGTGCTGGTGGTGCTAAGTCGTGGACTGGTGCTGCCTGGCTTCTTTTTATGTGCCTTTGTTATCCAGGTTCCAAATGGTTTATTGGTCGAGCTGAGTTAAAGCGTATTACCCAATCTACCTTAATAACGTTCTATAAGGTTTGTAACCAATACGGAGTAGAAGATACTTTGTACAAATACAATGGGCAGTATAACTATATAGAGTTTTACAACGGATCCCGTATAGATTTGCTGGATTTGATGTATAAGCCTGGAGATCCTTTTTATGAAAGATACGGATCTATAGAATATACTGGCGGTTGGATAGAAGAAGGTGGAGAAGTAAACTTCGGTGCTTATGACACTCTTAAAACTCGTGTAGGTCGCCACTTGAATAATGAGTTAGGGTTAAAACGAAAGTTGTTTATCACGTGTAACCCTAAAAAGAACTGGATGTATGATACCTTTTACACTCCATTCAAGAAAGGCATATTGCCTGAGTATATGTACTATCTGGGTTGTTTGGTACAAGAAAACCCCTTCATAGATCCAGACTACATAGAAGGTTTGAGAACAACCAAAGATAAGGTTAAAAGAGAACGTTTGCTAAAAGGTAATTGGGAGTATGACGACAACCCCAATGCGCTTTGTTCTCACGATGCGATCACAGCCATTTTTAATAATCTGCTATCAATAACCACTGGGAAGAACTATATAACAGCAGATATAGCCCGATTTGGATCCGATTACGCCCGGATTTGCGTTTGGGATGGTTATACGATCATAGACTTAAAATGCTTTCCACTAAGTAAAACTACGGACATACAGAAATGTATTCAACACTTCCAGAAAAAATACAGAATACCTAAATGGCGGTGTATCGCTGATGAGGACGGTGTAGGTGGTGGCGTGGTGGATAATTGCGACATACAAGGCTTTGTAAATAACAGTCGTGCTTTAAAGGATGAGAACTACCAGAACTTGCAAACACAATGCGGTTACAAGCTGGCAGAACACATAAACGCCTCAGAGATTGGGATCAATGAGGAACTGTTAAGCTCGGCAGACAAAGAGCAAATTATCCTTGAACTGGAGCAGTTGCAAACGTGGGATGTGGACGGAGAAGGCAAATTAAAGCTAAAACCGAAAGAGGAAATCAAGCAGGAAATTAGATGTTCTCCAGACTGGCGAGATGTGTTTTTAATGCGCTGTTGGTTTGACTATAACGAGTATGATATACCAGATGATATAGAAGCAAGATTAGGAGTTATTTAAAAATTTGAATTATGGGATTTTTTAATGTTATCAAGAATGAGGTAAAAGCTGCTGTAGGTTATCAACAGAATTTTACAGCTTTGTTGGAGGCTAAGGATATTTCAAGAGCCTTAAACTATATGCAAGATCGCTCCGGCTTTGCTGAAAAAGCCTTGCTGGAGTACAAGGTAGAAAACCATGAGGTTATGAAAAGGCAGGATAAAGCCGTTTATGATAAGAAAGGGAATTTTCTTAGATGGCAAAAGCGTTGGAAAATTCCTATCCCCTATCAGTCTTTCATCAATGAAATTGCGCTTGTTTTCTTATATGGTAGACCCGTAAAATGGACGCAAAGAAGCAAAGGTACTGATTATGCTTTTGAGCAATATATAAAACTGCTGGAGCATTTACGCTTCAACGCCAATGTAAGAGAGGCTAAACGTGTTGCTGGTGCTGAGGGTACTTCCGCTATGCTATTTCATGTGTTCCGAAATAAAGAAGGAAAACCAGATGTATTATTGAATGTGTTATCTAAACAAAACGGTGATGATATTTACCTTATCAAAGATCAGTATAAGCGTATGACTGCTTTTGCTTGGGGGTATTATCTGAATGAATCCGGCAATCGGAGCATCTACCATGTGGATATTTACAAAGATGATACGGTTTACTACTGTAAGCGTGTTAGTGTAGGTTGGGAAGTGAAGGCAATCCCTAATGTGATAGGGAAAATTCCCGTTATCCTCTTTGAACAAGAGTTAGAGCATGAAGGAACACAGCCCATGATACACCGTGTAGAAAGCATGGAATCAACAGATGCAGATGTAAATGATAGATTTGCTAACCCGGCAATGGTAGCAACCGCAGAAGTGCTTAACAGCTTGCCTAAAGCAGAAGAAGAGGCAAAACTATTCATTCTAAAGGAGGGTGGCAAGGTTGAATATCTTACATGGGATCAGGCTTCACAAAGCAAGGCAAATGAATACGAACGGCTGGATAAGCATATTCTTTCAAAATCTTTTACTCCTAACATAGATTTTGACAATATGAAGAGTTTGGGCAATCTGTCTGCTAAAGCTATCAGAAAAGTAATGCTGCTTGCAGTGATTAAGGCTGAGAAACGAAAGGAAACCCACGATAATTACATGAATAGAACGGGTAATTTGCTACGTGCTATTCTTGGTAATGTTTTGGACTACCAACACAAAGCCGAATATGAAGCATTACAGTTAGGGCATGAGTTTCAAGAACCATTCGGTGAAGATGTGAGCGATATTCTTGCTGATATATCAAAGCAGTATAACGATGGAGCGATAAGCCGACAAACTTATGTGGAAATGAGCTACCTTATCAAAGATGCAAAAACGGAAATTGAGCGTTTGAAGCAGGAAGATTTAGAAGCCATAGCTAAACAGCAGGAGTTAAACAGAATAGATGTGTTCGGTGGAGGTGAATAATGGCAAAGAAAGTAAAACCATCAGAAACAAAGTACCATTGTAGGGATTGCAAACACGCTTTCGACTTCCACGAATTGAACTGGAAAGGTGAGCCGTTCTTATGCAAATGCCCTTTCCATAAATACAGCAAGTTTTTAGATAAGGACTATTGCACCAACTTCAAACTAAAGTAGTGGCATGGCAAAGAAGAAGTACATAGACTATAAGAAGATGCAAGCGGAGCTTTTCAATAGAACGGAGGGCTACGCTGCCAATGTCCGTATCATCTACCAACAAGCATTTGAGCGAATAATTAACTTGGTAAAGGGTACGGAGTTGGAGGATGGAAAGCCTTTCTCTTTTGCTGACTATGGGTATAGCGAGGAAGTTACGCCCATTCTTAGGGATATGTACAGCCGTGTTTACCAAGTTATCCGGGGCGGTGTAGAAAAGGAATGGCTTGCATCTAACGAGAATAACGATGCTTTGGTTAAAAGTGTGTTCGGTGAACAATCAATAAAAGATAATCACTTTGCCCGTTTCTTCAAGCGCAACAAAGAGGCTATGGATGCTTTCTTTGCCCGTAAGAGTGGTGACGGTGGTTTGAATCTCTCTCAAAAGGTTTGGCGATATACGGGTATGTTCCGTGATGAGCTGGAAAATACTTTGGATTTGGCGATTGGTGAGGGTGTCCCGGCTAATCGTTTGGCGGCTCAGATAAAGAAGTACCTACAAGACCCCGATAAGTTCTACAGGCGTTTCCGTATCAAGGTGGGGAAAGATGAGAACGGGCAACCTATCTATGGCAGAAAGTGGAAACGCAGGGTTTGGGACAAAGAAGCCAACTCCTACAAATGGGTGGATGATAGCCCGAAACATTTTCATCCGGGGCGTGGCGTGTACCGTTCATCCGCACGTAACGCCCAAAGGCTTGCACGGACTGAAACCAACATTGCGTATCGTACAGCCGATTTTGAGCGTTGGGCGCAACTCGACTTTGTGGTAGGCATTGAAATCAAGCTATCCAACAATCATCCCGTATCTGACATTTGCGATGATTTGAAAGGTGTGTACCCTAAAACATTCCGTTGGAAAGGGTGGCACCCGAATTGCCGTTGTTATCAAGTGCCCGTACTGGCAAAGCAAGAAGAATTGGACGAAATGCTGGATAAGATTTTGGACGGGGATAATCCGGCAACGGTGGAATGTGAGGAAAAGGTAAAAGAGCTGCCATCCCAATTTACCGGGTGGATGCAAGCCAATGAGCAACGCATCAAGGATGCAACGGAGAAAGGAACTTTGCCCTACTTCCTACGGGACAATGAAAAGGTTATCTATCCACCGACTGCAAAAGAGATAGCGAAAGCCCGGCACGAAGCCCGGACGGAAGCGGAAGCAAATGCCATCCGGCAACGGTGGAATGTGAGGAAAGCGACCTATCACTATGGTAATAATATGCTCCGTGTTATGGGTGGTATTTCAGATGTTGATACTACGGCTTTAGCTGAGGCTCTAAAACACCCTGATTTGTCCGCTATCATGTTGGAAGCCCATAAACTGAAAGCCATAGGTAAGGAGATTTATTCACTGGGTTACATAGATAGCCCTATGGAGGTGGCTAAAAAGTTCTCTTTAGCCGATGCAAAAGCCGTAAACAAGGCGGTTGCTGATAAGCTGGCACAATGGGTTAGCCTTTCTTTGGAACAACAATTAAAGAAACTGAATTTTGAAGCATACGACTTTTTAGGTGGTAACTATCATAATGTACAACAGAAGTACCCAACGTGGCAGGTGTCACAACAAGCCTATGTTAAACAGCTTGGCATTGTTCAAGATAAGATAGATTGGAAAGCCATTAAGGATAGCTATGCCGACCTATCTAAGTTCTCTACCAAGTCCAAGCCTTACCAATCGCTCATTGCACAGCTTGAAAATGCAATCAATGGCAATGATAAAGCAATGGCACAACAAACCATTGCGGAACTCAATGCAAGGAAAGAAAGCATTGAAAAAGCCGCTGCCATGCGTAAATCAAAAGTCAAGGATGTTAAGTTTAAAGATTCCGATTTTACGCAGGAAAGAAAGGATGCAGCGAAATGGTTTATTCATAGTTCGGATGCAAACGATTATTTCTTTGATAATGCCGTGGATATGTGGAAACTTGCAAGCTCCAATGAAAAGGCGGCTATGTATCAATATACGGCTGGTAGTAGTTACATAACAGAGCCTTTGCGTGCTATCAAGGGATATTATCACTACTATGGCAGTAGATTGTCCGAAGCCGAAAAGCATATTGCCGATATGACCCAATATATAGCCCGAAGCACACTTAAAGATGATGTTTGGGTAAAGCGTGACGAAATCAGTGCTTTTGTAAACTATCGTTTTGGATTGTCTGATTTGGATGCTTATATATCTGACCCGTCTAAACTGGTTGGCAAGGTTGGTACGGATGATTCCTTTATGTCGTGTGGTAATTGCCGGAATACGAACTTTGGAAGTAAGCCCGTTTGTCTGAATATCTATTGTCCGAAAGGTACACAAATGACCTATGCAGAGCCTTTCTCTGCATTTGGTTCAAGCCATGACAACGGGGACTATTGTCCGGGTAAGAAGTGGAACGGAACTTCTAAGCCTACAACAACGGGGGAAAATGAAATTATCCTACAGCGTGGCACTAAATTCAGGATCACTAAAGCCGAATACACAAATGGCAAATGGTATATAGATATGGAAGTTTTGGAACAAAGCCCGAAAGTGATAAAGGAAATGGTTTCTACTCCAATGGGATTCTATTGTAAGTATTGACAACATAAGAAAGGCGCATCAATTACGGTGCGCCTTTACTTTAACCTTTTATGTATGTAGTCCGATATAACTCTTTAAAGCCCTCTATATCCACCCTTTCAGCGTATTTGCAGTACCGATTGAAAAGCACCGCTTTCAATGTGATAGGCACACCATCGTACAATTCAAAGCTTGATAGTCCGGCATCGGTGTACTCCTTTAGAATAGGGGCAATGAGTTTACACCCGGCATCAGTGGCGGGTATAATTTGCTCAGTCCACCATTTTTCACAAAGCCAAAACATTTGCTTATCGCCATCTTTGAACGGGCATACCGTTTCGCCTTTGTAGAAGTGGCAAAATGATTGTAAATCGTTTTTATACATATTGTTTTCTATTTAAGTTTCCGAAAAAATCACCAACTACATTGAGCATCTCAGTAGGCAATAAGTCAAATGCCTTGTCTGAAATTTCTTTGGGAACACCCCAAAGGGCTTCTGCCATTGAGCCGACTATTGCCCCTATCGTGTCGCTATCCCCACCCCATGAAATAGCCCGTCTGATTGCATCCTCAAAAGAGGTACTTACACGAATAATCTTCAAACAAAGCGGCACAGTGCCTTGACACGTTTCATCAAATACTCCGGCATAATAATCGTTTACCATGAATTGAGGATAGTACGATTGCATTATATTCTCAAATACTTTCTGATTGTGGGTTGTTCTCAAATAATAAATAGCGTGTGCGACTGCTACAGCTCCTTTAACTCCCTCCGGGTGATTATGGGTTACTATAGCCGTTTTCTCTGCCTCCATCAAAACCTTATCCAAGTTGTCATAAGCCCATGCAACCGGGGAAACACGCATTGCAGAGCCATTGCCGAAGCTGTTATATGGTTGTGGGTTGTCTGAGGCTATCCAGCGGGCAAAGCTGCCACCGTATGCTCCTTTCGGATTGGGGTATGCCCTACACCATTGGAGAAACTTATCTCCGTAATTTGCGCCCGTATTGATTGCATCCGCTACCGCTATAGTACAAATTGTATCGTCTGTAAACGTGCTATCCTTTGTGAATAGTTCAAAGTTGTAGTTATCTGTATTGTCGAACTCAAAGCGTGAGCCTACAATATCGCCTATAATCGCTCCTAACATATTATACCTCCTTTTCTTTTCTGATACCCCTATTTGATTGTTTTGTATGGAGTGTGCCATATCGTATAATGGCTTTTCTACCCTTATGTTCACCATTCTTTAGAACATTCCAAAGAGATTCTTTAGACACCCCTACTGCTTCGGTTGGCAATAGCTCATATATAGCCGTAATGCTGCCAAAGTAGTAGTGACGTTTGCCCTTGTATGGCTCTTTCAATTCTACATGAATGACCTTTCTTTGCTGTTTCATTGCTATGTGTGTTCTATAAACGCAAAATTACTATATTATATTTAATAAAACAAATATTTACCAAGTTTATTGCATTAAGTAGAGCTAATTCGTTCTATCATGCTTTTTAGTTGCCTCGCAAAATTCCTTACAGCAATCTTCTTTACCGCTAAATTTTGTTTCTCGTATCATTCTTTAACTTCTTTAGGTTTTGCAATCGGCTTCCAATGGGTAACATACTTACCTTTTGTGTAAGGAAATACCCACTTGCTAACTTTTCGCATTGTCATTTCATCTATAGAATCATCCACAAACTTAACCTTGCAAATACCTTCGGCATTATCTTTAGGGATAGCATCGTTTACGCTTATCCACTGTGATTGATTTGCTTCCAATTCCTTAAACTCATTCCACCGCTTTGCTATTTCTTTGCAAAGGATATTTGAACTTTCAACATCGCCCAAATGAATATCTGCAATGGTAAAATTCCATCCGTCTTTAATGCACAATTCTGCATCCATTTCGTCCGCACCAAAGGAGCGTTTACCTCTTGCTGGCAAACAAAGTAATTCCAGTGTATCAGTGTCTAATTCACCTTTGGCGTACTGCCAATCTAATTTTATTTTCATCGCTATTTGTTTTTTATTAAAATGGTGGAAAATATGTTTTTACCCCAAGAGGATTAACTGTAAAATTATCTCGGTTAATCTTTATATACCATTCAAGCGTTTTCGTTCTTCTTATATGTTTCTTGATAGGTTTGGTTGATACCATGCTACCAAAGTATTCATTATAATCAAATTTCAACTTTTCCCAGTAATGGAAATACCGACTGTTGTATAATACATTCTTGCTCATTTTGATTTGTCATTCGTTATTAATAGTAATTACTAACTCGCTTCCATCCGGCATACGGAAAGCCTTATTAAATATCTTTTGGCATCGCTTTGGTGGATTTATGTATGATTTGTGCATTTCATCAAACATCCTACAGTGCCCTTTTACCTCACCGGGTCGTAAATGTGTAGAACCGTTATAAAAGAAAGGACACGTGCCACAACTTCCCGGCTTGTCGTAAAAGATGGTTTCATTTATTATTGTCATATAGCTTTATTATTTCAATTTTGATAGCCATTGTTCGTAAACTCGTGTAGCCACTTGCGCCATCATAACAGGCGGTACACTCATACCGCAAATGTAGT